TCACTGAATGTGCGCAATTTTCGCACGAATGAACGGGACGAAGGAGAGTGTCCCGGCCGAATTGGTCCCGTTTGACAGGGTTACGTGCAACGCTTGCCCCGACCCGATGCGAATCGGGAAGGGCAACATCACACGCAACTGAACAGAAACGGGCCCCGTTTCCGCGGCAGGCAGTTGCGCTTGGAAGGCGTGAGCCACCAAATGCAAGAAATCCTGATCGCCCGCGTCGCCGGCATCAACAGGATCACGAAGATCCCATTGAGTGGTCGCCTTCGTGTAGTTCGACACGTAGAGACCGATACCCACCACGTAGAGGCCTGCCGCGCTCACCGCTGTGATGTCGATGGTTGCATCGACACCAACAATATCGCACTGTCCGATGGACGGTGGAGCATTGTTGGACGTAACCGCCTCGGGAATGATCACAGGCTGGAAAGTGACAGTGGTGTCCAGCGCAAGAGTCTGCGCTGGCCCACCCCAGTTAACACTGGCCTGCTCGGCACCAGACGCGTCCGTTCCGGACGCGGTGACGAGCCAGGCGGGTGCGCCACTCGAACCCCCAGCCGACCGACCGCCCCGACCTCGCCGCTTTCTTGCCATCGTTTAGATCCTCACAAAACGAGCCTTTTGTGTAGTATAGTCGTTGACGTTACCGCCAGTCGACCCGCTGGAGGAAGAGCTCATGAAACCCCCAGCGCTGGAGGAGCACTCGCTACCCCAAAAGCCACCGACACTCTCGGGGTCGCCATTGTCGACCCCGAGCTTGTCCCAGCCACCTTCTGCGCCCAACGAACCTATGTTCGGTTCACCTAATCTTACATCACTCACGGGAAACTCCTCTCTTGAAGTAATAAGTCAGTTCGCCCGGGATGAATCAGCTCCAGTGCTGTCCCGGCCCCAGGGACGTCATTTCGAACCGCCCAGTCGAGGAGACCGGTGGTATGCGATCGAAAAGGGTATCCTGGCCACGCTAACTGGCCCCCCGCTTGGGCGCCGAATTGGAGGGACCTAGAGTAACCTGGAACGCCAACCACATACGGAGTGATCGACACTGCCCACGGCAGGGGTAAAGAGAAACCCAAAACCAAGGGCAGCAATCCCAGGAACGGCCCGATGAGGAAAACCTCAACTGTGGCCACCAAACAAAAGAAGCCTAGTGTGATTAAGGCTCCGAATAATTGGTAAGCAATCACGAATTGCATCCAAGCCCTCCTCCTATTAGGATAGATTAACGCAGTAAAGAACGCGCGGCGCCTCACGGCGCGACTAAGGAGCGTTTAAGATGTTACTCCCATGATATGGCAGAGACATTTCATGACCTTAGACTGCTTCAGCCCAACGACCGAGAGTTTCCCTCGGTCGCCGTCCCCAACGGCAAGAATGGAGTTGGCAACTTCAACCTCCTTATCACCCCGCAGAATAGCATCCACGGCGTCCAGGATGGTGAACCCAGTATTCTCCAATAACCACAGACAGAGCTGCTCGAACCTGGGATGGTTCGCGCATTGCTCCAACTGTTGCAACCATCGGTACGTGTTGTAGTGACCTTTCCAGACATGTTTCGGCAAGCGACGCTCATGGCCGGTCATGCCAATGAGAGCCCTCATTACCGGACGAACACCCACCGAAACCCCGCCGACCCTGTACTCAGCATGGTGCTCATTCTGGAGAAATCGCACCTGGCTTTTCGAGACGAGGTTCTTTGAGGGGTCCATCTTGATGACCATACCCAACTCATCGAGTAATATGTCGCTCAAGCGCTCGAGGCGTGACACACCCCGAAAGGTGTACACCCCATCATCTCCCATTAAGAGAGCTCTCAGCACTTGACCACCATCACGGTGGGCGGCGTAATTAAACACCCAGAAATTCGCAACACTGTCGACCTGGTTCGTGAAAACCGAACCAGAGGGAACCCCTCCTGTGCGCTCCGTTCCATCACGGAAACTACCATCAGGAAGGAACATCCCCGAACGCAGAAACGCCTCTTCGACGAAGCGCCAATGCTGCTCAGATTCCTTTACAAACCAGGACCGCATGATGGCAAAGACACGAGTCAGCACATCAAACGGGACGGACGCATCGAAATTTGTGAAATCCACACTGAGGATCTCTCCTGGCGCGCTTTCTATCACTTGCGAGACGACTTTGTCAACTCGTGATTGACCTTTTAGCGCACAAAATGTATCCATGTCACGGAACACGTTGTGCAGCGGTACTTGGAATTGCTTTTCCAAGTTCGCCACCGTTCTGCAGTACATTGAAAGCGCTCGGCACTTTGCCCATTGGTTCAACCCTGCTGCCTGAGTCCTAGTCGTTCCTACGCTAGGATAGTCCGATGCTGCAGCGAGGGGGAAGCCGGCTTCTGAGAGGTGATAAGCCTCCTCATAGTGAAGCTGCACGTCTTCTTGGTCAGTGCTACAATTCGGGAATCCGAGGTTGGTGTCGGTCTGAAACAAGCACACCGCATCCTCAAGAGGAATTGGCTTTAACCTAGCTCGTTTCCTCGACCACAACTCCGCTACCTTTTGATCAGCGTAATGCGCTGAAGCCGCGTTGACCTTCGTTACGCGTGGAGCGAAATACTTCTCGAACTTCTCCATTAAACTATCCCCCCCGTCAGGTCTTCGAACATTGGCGGGAAGGCGTCTCGAGGATGATCCGAGGTTCTTACGCTGCAAAGCTTCAGCCTCACGATGATACACGGCCATGCCTTGAAGATCACAAGCTGACGACAATTGATCCGCCAGTTGATCTCGGACGAAGTCCTTATCAACCGCGGAGTTCCCCACCAAAGGGGTAACATGGTCCCAAAACTCTCCACGATACACGTTCGCAGTGAACAGTGCGACAGCCGCCACATATTCACACATCTTCCAGAAGTTACCCAAAGTAACTCCCTCCTCATGATAACCGAGTTACTACAACCAGAAAGACGCCCTTTCCGCG